ACAACCTATGATAAATATAGATGCAAGCAGAAAGTTTGACACAAACAGGATGCCTGTCACACAGCGCTCCCGCGGATGGTGTTTCACCATTAACAACTACACCGATGCAGACACTGTCATGGTGCGCAGCCTTGTGCATGATAGCATTTACATTATTGCTGGTCGCGAGACTGGCGAGAACGGTACTCCTCACATACAAGGATACGTATACTTTGCCAACCCGCGTGCGCTGACCTCAGTTAAGAAGAAACTTCCTCGTGCTCACCTGGAAGCTCAGAAAGGCACCAACGCACAGGCATCCGAATACTGCAAGAAGGACGGAGACATCCTGCTGGAGCATGGTTCACCACCTTCGCAAGGCGAACGCACTGACATCCAGGAAGTGAAAGAACTCGTCAAAGCTGGTAAAGGCATGCGTGATGTTGTTGAATCTACTGACAGCTTTCAGGCTGTACGCATGGCAGAGAAGTACCTCACCTACAAGGAACGCAAACGCACATGGAAGACTATCGTGTACTGGGCATACGGCCCCACAGGAGTAGGCAAGACTACCAAGGTCGCAACCGGCCTTCTTGGAGCCACAGACATGGCAGATGACAACCTGTATGTCTGTGCTGGAGACAGCAAGTGGTGGGATGGATACGATGCACACCCACTTGTTATCATTGATGACATGCGCAAGGATTTCGCGAAGTTCCATGACATGCTTCGCCTGCTGGACTGCACCCCCTGGCGCGTGGAATTCAAGGGAGGCAGCCGTCAACTGCAAGCAACCCATATGGTTATCACTGCGCCGAAGTCCCCATGGGAGATGTATGATACTCGTGAAGACATCAAGCAGCTCATCCGCCGCCTCGACCGTGTCGTGTATATCCCCGAACGCAACACCTACCACGTGGAGGTTATCAACCCTGCGGATGGCACAGTGGGAGAGACGTTTATCTGCCATGATGTCATGGCAATTAAGCAGACCCAGACACATATCACTGACCACTTCGAGTCACTCTCACTGTAATCTCTCTCTCTCTCTTCTCTGAAAGGGTAGCCCATAGGGCTAGGGAAAACTCTCTTCTCTCTCTCTCTCCCCAACCACCCCACGGCACTGCTTTGGGTTTTGTCTTAGCCTTTTTGCGTCCAAAGCAAAACGGCAAATCAGTGACGCTCATAAAAAACCTCATCTTAGAAAAACCATGCCTTACAAACGTACTTACCGGGCCGCCGCCCGCACCGCCGCCGCCATCTATGCCGGTGCCAGGTCTGTCATGAAGGGCCGCAAGGCTGCCCCTACCAAAAAGCGGGTCACTACCCGCCGCCGGAAAGCCACCCGCGGATCCACCAGGCGCCTACGAAACACCACCGAGACCCAGGTGTCTGCCTACACCAGGCAGTCTTATGTGAAAGGACGCAAGCCCCGCCAGAACCTACGGTCAGCCTGGAAGCTGCTGAATCAGAACATTGCAAACACTGTATACCGCATGGGACAGTATAGTGCCTTCGCCGGCACCAGCGGACTGCTGCAGCTGAAGAACATCAGCCCCACCGCCACAACCGGCCCATTTGAGACACCCATGCATTTATGGGAGGTCACAGCGTGCCCCAACATCGTCAATGGTGTGGTGACAACACCCCAGATAGGATGGTTCCCAACCCTCAGCACCCCACTGGACAGTGCAACGTTGTCGTGGCAACAGGCGTTTGGATTCACAGTGGAGAACAGTGACAATGCCACAAATATTATCGACAATTACCCTAACGCCAACGATACCCTAGAATGGGTCCAGGCCAAAATGATATTTTACGCACCCACCACCAGGCCATCACGTTTCCAAGTGGACCTCGTGCAGTTCAAAGACACACGACTCGTGCCCGATGCCAACACCGGGGTCACACAGTTCGCCACGGCATTCTACCAGGCCATGTCAAAGCGATTCGCATTCTCCCCACTGGAGACTGGTGACACAAAATACCAGAAATACCTCAAGGTGCTCGACAGCAAGACATTCATCATCGAACCCAAGGAGACCACCGACACCGTGAATACTAACATGAAAGAGGTCAATTTATTTTACCGTTTGAACAGGCGTTGCACCTACGACTGGGCCGACCAGGACCGTATGGACATGCTGGTAAACGCAGGCCAAATCAACACAGGTCAAACTATTAGCACCCAAGTGCATCCACGAGCACGTATTTTTCTGATCGTCCGTGGGCAAGCCGCCAACGGTCCCACCTTCAGCACAACTACCATGCCGTCTTACGACATCCTGCTCCGAAGCAAGCACTCACATCTCAGTCAGTAATGACGCCTCGGACAACACGCCCCCCGGATTCCGGGTGGCCACATTGGGACCCTGCTGGACCCTGCGTGATGTCAATCGACCCACCCGGAATCCGGGGGGCGTAGAAGTCGGGGAAAGGCGAAGCCTTAGTATTACCCCCGACTTCTGTGTCAAAACTTCTGTGCCAAAAAGTCATTGCAAATGACAACCTATGATAAATATAGATGCAAGCAGAAAGTTTGACACAAACAGGATGCCTGTCACACAGCGCTCCCGCGGATGGTGTTTCACCATTAACAACTACACCGATGCAGACACTGTCATG